GTGGAACGCAAGGTTTGCTTTCCATACCGCCGTCTGTGGCAGAATGAGCGAGGTGTTGGTGGTCTGTGCGATGCGAAGGCCGGGGGCGTTCAGCACAACCGTTCCAGCGTCTGCCACGGATGCGTCACCTGAGCGAACGCCGTAGAAAATGCCGTTGTTCTCACCCGCGATGTTGACCTGATCGCCTTCAACAATCGTTCCCGTGCCGGTAGATGCCAGCGTGAGCGATGTGGACCCAACTGCGTAGTCGGTAGAGGTCAGTGTGGCGTCTGTGGTCGTTCCCGGTGTGTGGGCAGCGACGAAGCCCGACTGAAACAGCTTGAACCCGAAGGCTTTTGCCATTGCAGCGTCACGGAGCATCTCATCGGAACCAGCCTCATTGACCTTGAAGAAGTTCGACTGCTTGCCGCGAAGGTTCGCCCATGCAGCGTTATTGAGGACGAGGCATAACCCATCGGGAGGGCAGCCGTTGTCGTCAAGGATCTGCATTACGTTGGCAAAGTCCGAGACCGTGCCAGCCGTGTTGAACGGCGTGGTCCCCTTCGTTCCCACCGCGCGGGATGCGTATTTGTAAGTAGCCGCGATGTCGGTCTCAACAAGATTGTCGAGCCTGCGGAAAGCCTGCTGAAAACGCTGGCTAACGAAGTCCTCATAGTTGCCGGTATTCTTCAGCCCACGCACTTCCTCGCCGTTGAAACGAACGGGAATGTGCTTGGATGAACTGATAGACATATCGACATATGCCCCGGTAACATCGCCTGTATCGGGCGGGGCAACGGCTGGCGTATTGCTTGCCTCGCTCGTTACCGCGTCCGCAATAGAGATGCGGATAGTCTCGTCAAGTGCGGCTGCTTCGCCGCTTGAGTTTCTCGTCACCGCTCCCGCGAATCCGATCCGCTCACGCGAAACGACATTGCGGGCCTGATAGATGGTCTGAATAAGACCAGTGAGTGTATTTGCCATTTGTAGATGCTCCTAGAAGTAAATTTTTAATCGACCGGCTTGCCGCCGTCCCTGATATATGCCGCCTGCGCCTTGACATCCATCGTGTCCCATTGGCTCTTTGGCATTGTTTTGGCGTTGCCGCCTTTGTAATCACTTCCTGAAGCCCCACTTCCTGAAGCATTGTCCGCCGCGAAGAAGAACGGTGAGGTTGATTTAACCCCGTCAATGATCGCGTCGAACTCGGTAGCATCCCCGATGCCGCCGATTTTCCTTAACTGAAAGCCGCTGTCTGTGGATGCGAGTTCTATCTGCCCATCCAGTTCACCTAACAGGTATTTAACCCGGTCAGGTAACACGCCCTTCTCTGTCAATGCGTTTGCCAACTTCTCACGTTTGAGGTTGGACATGATCGCTGACTTTTCAGCAATCGCCTTTTCGACCTCTTGCTTGTGGCGGGTTTCGAGCTGCTCCCGTAGTTTGTCCCACTCACCCTCAGCCTTCAGCTTGTCGTTAGCGGCTGATGTGGCATCCTCGATGGCTTTCTTTGCGGCATCGGGGTCAAGGTCGCCGTACTTCTCAAGGAGTTTCTTCTGTGCCTTGAGATCGGCAAGCAACTCGTCACGCTTGGCCTTTAGCCCGGTAACATCCTCGTAATCGGCGTCTAACTTGTAGTTCTCGCCGTCGGGGACGTACTCTTTTTTTAATTCGTCGGATAACTTTTCAAAATCGCCCTTAGCGATGCGGGTTTTCAATGACATTTGAAGCCTTGCTCCTGTGGTGTGCCTTGCACGGTAGGTGTAAAAACAAAAAACCGCCGAACGCTGTTAAACGTTGGCGGTTGTGACCCTTTCGGGTGTGAACCTGATTAGATTAGTACGCGGAGGAATCCGCTGGTTAAATATCTAGCACATTATTGGGTGCAATGCAATGTTTATTTTCGTCGTATCTTTGGAGTTCTCTTATTATCCATGCGGGGTCATTTACCATAGGTTCCTGCCCGCTCAACAACGCCTCCCCATCGAATATCATTTCCCATGCTGAGTGCATCGGCCCGAACTTCGCGGCATGGCGGCGTGCCATTGGAATTAGCCTTATCAACTCGCGTCTTTGGGATTCAAACATACCCCTACTTTACCACACTCGGCAACATCTCACGCACGATCTCGGTTGCCTTGTCGGGAAACTCCTTCACAAACTCACGGAACATCGCCACCGCCAGCCGGTAGTGCTTTGCCGTGGGCGTTTCGTTGGCCTTAACGACCTTTGGTTTTCGTTTTGGTGGGTACAACATTCTTTCGTCGTATAAATCCTATCTGCCGCGTCTTTACCTTACGCTTACCCTCGGTCAGCGTGTGCAACTGCCCTGTGCCGTTAATATAGTTAGGCTCAGGCTCGTCCTCGTATTGCTTGGGCTTCTTAGTCCTCATTTGCTCCCAATGCCTGATAACAAGCATCCCCAAGTCGTATCCGTTGTGTCTCGTATTCCCATGAAGGTATCCCTGACTGTGCAACCGTCATTAGGCAGGAGTACGGCCCGGCTTCCACTTTAGCCCGTATCTGGTTGTCGATCTCATGGGTGCATATCTGCCCTGAGCGACAAGTGAATCCCTCCCACGGGTGGTTATTGAAATAATCATCCTCACCCGTTATTAGATTCGGGTATGGATCAACCGGGATGGAGGAATATGGCCTTAACTTTCCATGAACGGGGATGCCCTGGGGCAACGCAAAAGAAGAACCAAGCTGTAGTGGCGCACGTCCGTTCAGTTTGTAGAGGACGAGTACCCCGGAGCATGGGGGAATTTGATCACGCCACTTCTGCGGTATCTCAGGCCAGTGCAGGAAGTACTTATGCTCTGCCCCGAATGGGCCACTATACGGGTGCGGGTCATTGAATGTGATGAATGTTAGCTTCAGGTCGAACCGTGAGTTAGCTTTCAGGAACCTCTCCACTTCCTTAAGCGGCCTGTGTGCCTTATCAGCCTCATCCAACCCGTCCATTAACAGGACGACCAGATGCCACGGTACACGCTGCGGCGGCACGTTGTTGATGAGCCTGTTCCAAAGATCGGTTAGCCATGAAGGAAAGATTTTCATAATTCATCCTCAAACTCTATTTCACACTTGCAGTAGTCGCCGCAGATGCGCGAACCTAACTCACCCATCTCACTCACCGGCATCCAGCCCTCGTCAGCATCTGCACTGCACTCCTCACAGCCTTCCTCTGAGTTCTGTACGAGGCGGCATAGCATATTCTCATCGGTGATAACCTTGTCCGTTTCCGGTTGCAATACCTCGGCCTGTGATTCAAGGAATGTCTTTGCATAGCTGATATAGACGCTGTTGACATAACTCCTCGCCCTGTTGAGCGTGTTGGCTTTGCTGAGTGTGCCAGTTGCGAGTTTCTTAGCAAACTTCTCTAAATAGCCGTTCTGCCATTTGATCTTGGCACCGACCTTGCCCCAATCAGCGGCTGTCATTAACTCCCTGCCGCCCTTGCCAACAGATGCGGCAACGATATGGGCAGAGGTGAGCAGTTCACTCATTGCGTCTGCAAAGGCTGATGCCGATAGCTCCCCGGCGTCGAAGGCTGAAGCTATCTTGGCGGCATCCTTTTGAACAGTCGCGGTTAAGTTGTCAATTAACGCCTTTAGCTCCCGGCGGGTGATGAGGTTGCCGTTATTGTCGCGGTAGAGGCGTTGTTTGCGGACGTAATCGTGGGGGATGGCTAACTCCGAATGTCCCAACTCGTCACTTCCCACGGACGCGGGCAGTCTTGGGTGGCGATAAGCGTCTCGCCGTCAAAATCAAGTACCCACGCATCGTTCCGCGTGTAGTAGGCGATGCCCACGTCTGGTAGATGTCGCACTAAACGCCTCGCTATTCTCAATTTCAGTCTTTGCCAATATGTCATTTATCCCTCCCTAATAATTCCTCGTCCGCACCTGTGCCTTTACATATCCGCAATCAGCACAGGTCAATTCATTAGTTACCCTTATCTCACGCTTGTCCTGATCGTGTTCAAACCCCTCTTTACGCGTCACCTTTTCGGAGTGGCACTTGGCACAAGCAGGGGCTTTTGATGTGGACTCAATTTTCACGTGCCTCCATAAAATCCCACAGCCCCACCCTCTTAGCTAACTTCCACGCCGCCTTGATGTCCTTCTCAGTTGGAAACGGCGGGAGCGGCTTTCTTTTGGGGCGCCGGGGCCTGTTGGGTATCGGTCGTCTCATTTGGTTGATTGTTAGCGTCCACCACGGGCTTGATAGCCGCGTTCTTCTTCATCTCCTCGTCAATGCGTTTCATCTCATCTGCCGCTGTGATGTCAGGTGGCAACTGCCCTGCTTTCTCTAACTTGTAAAGGAATGTCTCTAATGAAACGGTGCCGTCGCTGACCATTGAGTTCCAAGCTGTCAGATCGGTGGGCGAGAGTATCATCTGCTGCCATGAACAGCCGAGGCTAACGCTACCGGCATCTTCAAACTTGCCGCCGAGGTAGACGTTGGTGTATCCAAGAGCCTGTTCTAACGCACCCTGGCATTGTGTCGCTCGTACCTGTAGGGCAGATGTGTCCTGGATGTTGTCGCTGATAACCTCTGTTGCTGTGGCACTGGAAGCACCCTGTTTAGGTTTCGGCATCAGCATCTGAGCGCCGAGCCATGCCATCTCTACCTTGACATCCTCCAGACATAGGCGAGTTGATGCGAATGATGCCCCTGCCGGTTCGACATAGCCGATGGATCCACCAAGCCCGCACTTGAACCATACATCTGAGCCTATTGCAGTAGGCTCACCCTCAAGGTTCACGCTAAAGAACAGCGGGCGATTGGTCTTGTGTATCGCACTCTTATAATCACTGTAGGTCTGGTAATGCTCGATGTTCTTACGTACAAGGTCATCTAATGGCGGCGGGTCGCCCAGCTCACCGATCATCGCCACGGGGATGGATGTCTGCTTGTCGATAATGCCGCCCTCGATCTGATTAAACTTAGCCGTGTCGCCTTCACCTTGCTGTTCCCACAACTGCCAAGTGACAGTGCTGCCCTCAAGCATATACACCCTGTACTGAGTGTATTCCTCACGGATGAACTGCCCCTTCTTACGGGTGCGAGTCTCCTTGAGGACTATCATTGACAACTCACGCTTTTTAGAAACCGGGTTTATCTGATAGTCCCAGTTAATTACCTCATCGGCACAGTAAGGCACCCAGTAAGGACGTAACCCTAACGCCTTCTGCTGTCCTGCATCGTCGGCTATGGTGGCAGGAGCGTCAACAAGTATAACTGCCCACCCGTCAAAGGCATCCTCAAACAGATCGCGGGCAAATACTGATAACTGCGTCCCTTTGTTGTCGATGTTCTCGGCAAGGTCTTTAAGTGGCTGAGGCACCTCATCGTCAAGCGTTACTTCCTTTTGGAATACCAGCCCGCATAGCGTCTCCACTGTTTTCTCAGTGACGTTCAGCAGCGTGGCTGTGTCCCGGCGAAACGAGTAACTCTCGTCCGTTTCCTGCGGGAACTTAGGCAGATACGCCGTGCCTGCGGTGCGCATCTTGGCTGTGCCGTCACTTACATCCTGATACACCTTGCGGGCCGGGGCAGTGGCGTCATATTGGGGATGGGTGTTGTTAACTTTATCGTCTTTCATATTCTGAAGGTGGCTAATTCAAACCGTGGAAGGTCTTGTACCTGTTCGCCGTACCTAATGGCATCCATGCCGTGATCGACCTGGTTCTTTGCCGGGTCCTCTACCCATATCCCTTGCACTTGATTCTTTTGGTAGTTGTGTATCTCTCGCGTGAGGTTCTTTGAGCCTGCGGCAATTTGTATGGAGTACTTTCTAATGCGGTTAATGCCTGACAGCACCGACCCTGCGAACTTCTCACAGGCACGTATCTTATAGCCTGCGTCCTTTAAGCTCTTTATCATCTCAGGACGGGCAGAGTCAGCGACTATCTGTATGTCCTTACGCACGCCGAGAGCATTGAACCGCTCAACCATTCTTGGGGCATCTAAGCCTGACTCGTAGAGGATTTCCTTGCATATCAACTCTCGTTTGGGCAAGGCGTCTCTGACGTGCTGGGCAACCAATGCTGTAGGATCACTAAACCCGAAGTCGAGTCCGTAGAATTGAATATCGTCTCGACCGTCCGCCCTTGGGAACTCAACTCCTGTTTTACATTCTGGATATATGAGTCCCTCAACAACTTGTCCCCATAGTCCCAGCCCATAAACTCGATAGTAGTTCGGATTAGTGTCCTTTGTGCTTTCGATGAACTTGGCATAGTTTGGATCCTTTGCGAGCATCTGCTCGTTGTCCCGATAGGTTGAGTGGAAGAACTCATGCCCCATCGGTTTATTCTCATGGATGTCAGTGTTTAACCAATGATGCTCGTCAATTGGATTGTAACTGAGGGTTATCTGTACCTTATCGAATCCCCTGAGTCTCAAGCGTAATTGGTCAAGCTCTGACTGTTGGGTTAGCTCTGTTGCTTCCTCTATCCATATCCGGTCAACGCCGGTGATGCTCTTAACCTTCTCAACATCATCCAGGCCGATAAACAGGAACGTCACGCCTGTTTTCCTGTTCGTGATCTGTAATGGGCTTTTAAGGATGTCAAAGCAATCATCGAGCTTCCATTGATAGATAACGCCCTTTAGCTCCGAGTAGATGCTGTCCTTGATGGTGTTGAATACCTTACGGACACATAAGGTCTTGCGGTTCTTCCTGTCCCATTGAAAGGACTTTACAATTTCCTTCTGTGCCGCAAACCGTGACTTACCCGACCCCGCCGATCCCCACAGGTGCAGGAACTCAGCGTCATTCTTGAACAGCGGCACATAAGCACTGTTGTAGAGTGCCTTACTGCTGAAGTCGAATGTCTGTGCGTCTCCGTGCATTATTCGCTATCCCTTACCACCTTGTTAACCCCCTTGATTGGAAACTGAATCACCTCACCCGCCGTCGCCTTTTCAATCCTTCGATTGAACCGCTCCACCGCCCGCTCAAGGTCGGCGAGGCGTTTGCGGCGCCCGATACCGAGATTGGGAGGGTCGAGCGGTCCGGAAAACCCAACAACCTCGCTACCAAAAGCATTACCCGCCTCAACAGTGCCGCGAAGTACAACGCAAGCGCCCACGGTTCCGAATAAAGCCGCTGATAAAAAGTTTCGTCTATCCATAATTTTAGACAGCCATTAACAAATGTGGCTGAAATGTTTTCTTAACCTCTCGATTGCCCTTACTGGAATTACAAATTTGACATAATGGGAGGATATTCGATGCTGTGTGGTCGCCGCCTTTTGACACCGCAAGAATGTGATCTTGCGTGAGTGGTTTTTTCTCACCGCAAAAGGCACATCTATAATTATAAAATGCCTTAATCTGTTCCCATTGCTCCCGCGTGAAATCGCACTTCGCATTAGCCAACTGCGCCCGCCGTTTATAGCCACTTCTACTTGCCCATAATTTTGTTTTCTCAGGATTAGCGGCCCGATATTGCCGACAGCTATCGTTCACCCGCTTACGATTGGCTTCATTATA